GGGAAGCGGCCAAGGACGTGCGCGACTTCGGGGTGGCCGTGAGCGCGACCGATGCGGCACAGATCGAAAGGACGGGGGATGCGATTGCCAAGCTCAGCCTGATCTGGCTCGGCCTTACCAATCGCCTCACGGCGGCCGTCGCGCCTGCGCTGGAAACCATCGCCAATGCGCTTGGCGATGCGGCCCGTGGCACGGGCGTTCTGGGCCAGGCGATCACGGCGGTCTTTGACAATCTTGGACGGCTCACAACCTATGCCGCAACTTTTGCGACGGTCATGGTGGGACGTTGGGTCGCGGGGCTGGCTGGTGCGACCCTCTCCGTGAAGGGCCTCGCCACAGCATTGGTCTTTCTGCGTGGAGCCTTGATCCGCACGGGGATCGGCGCGCTGATCGTTGGTGCGGGCGAACTTGTGTACCAGTTCACGCAACTGGTGAGCAAAGTCGGCGGGGTTGGCGCCGCCTTTGGCCTCTTGCGCGATGTGGCGGCAGAGGCCTGGGACCGCCTTGCGCTCGCAGCCACGGCCGCCTGGTCTCGCGTCGAGGCAGGCTGGGCCGGCGCACAGGCAGGGATTTACGGTGGGCTGCAATCGGCGCTGTCGGCTGTGGTAGGCTGGGGCAATTCTGCGGTTGGGACGTTCCAGGGGGCGTTTGACGCAGTGAAGGCGATCTGGGGCGCGCTGCCGCAGGCGATCGGGGATTTTGCCTACAGGGCCGCGAATGGGCTGATCGGTGGCGTCGAGTCCATGCTGAATGCGGTGGTCACGCGCATCAACAGCTTCATCGAAGGGCTGAACGCGGCGCTGGCCCTGCTGCCAGACTGGGCAACCGGTGAAGCTGGCCTGAAAATCGGCACGCTGGAGGCGGTGGATCTTGGCGGGATTGCCAACCCGTTTGAGGGCGCAGCCTCGGCCGCGGGCACCGCAGCAGCTGATGCTTTCCGTACTGCCATGGGCACCACCTATATCGACGCCCCGGACCTCTTTGGGGGCATGGCTGATGCTGCGCGATCGCGTGCAGCAGGGTTTGGCAAGGCGGCCGGCATGTTGTCGGAGGCAGCCTCACGCCCAATGACAGCCTGGGAAGCCCTCAGGGCGGCGATGACCGGCGCAGGTGCCGAGGGCGAAGACGCACTAAACGGCGCGGCCGCAGCGGCTGGTGCGCTCTCAGACGGGCTTGAAGACGCAGGCCGATCAGCAGGAGTGGCCGGGGGCGCTGCAAAAGTCGCGGCCGAGGAGGCTGCGACCGGCTGGGCGCAAGTCACGAAATCCCTCGCTGATTATGCCAAGGGCGCGATGGACTGGGGCAAAGGACTTGGCGAGACGCTCACCTCGGCCTTCTCCTCTGCTGAGAACGCCTTTCGGCAGTTTGTCACCACCGGCAAGTTCGACTTCAAATCGTTGGTCTCCTCGATCCTCGCCGATCTTGCGACACTGGCCTTCCGCAACGCGGTCTTGGGGCCGCTTGCCTCTGCGCTCTCGGGTGTCTTCGGCGGAGGCACTTTGACCGCTGCAGTCTCCCATGCGGGTGGCATCGTGGGGTTATCAGGCCATCGTCGCAATGTACCAGCCTTGGCCTTCGCCGCGGCGCCGCGGATGCATTCCGGCGGTTGGGCGGGCTTGAGGCCGGATGAAGTCCCCACCATCTTGCAACGTGGCGAGCGGGTTTTGAACCGACGAGAGGCAGCGGATTATGGACGAGGGTCCCAAGCCGGAGCCGGGGTCAGCATCCACATCGATGCGCGCGGCGCGCAGATGGGCGTGGCCGAGCAAATTGACGCGCGCCTTCGAGCGGCCATTCCGGAGATTGCGCGTATTGCCAAAGAAAGCGTGGCAGATGGGCGACGCCGGGGCCAGGTGATCTGAGATGGCCATTCCTGTTTTGCCCCTGACGCTCGTGTCCTCGCTCGAGCGCCGGCTGGTTACGTCGGTCGCCGAGGCGCGCTCGCCCTTTACCGGCACCTCGCAGATCCAAGACTGGGGCGCGTCGTGGTGGGAATACCAGATCGAGATGGCGGTGACACAAGGCGCCAAGGCCCGTCGGCTTTCGGCCTTCTTCACTGCGCTTGGTGGCCTCCGGGGCCGGTTCCTCTTTCCAGATCCCTCGATCGAAGTGCCGGCGGCGGCGGGCAATCCTTATGTCACCGAGGCGCAGGTGGCGGGAGCCTCCACCTTGCGCACGGCAGGTTGGGGGCTTGGTCTGGGTGCGGGGGATTTCTTCCAGCTCGGATCAGACGCCGCCGCTCGGCTTTACCAAGTAACCGCAGATGTCACGCCATTCGGAAGTGAGGCGGTGATCAGCTTTGTCCCGCCGCTCAGGGCCTCGGTCCAAGTCGGTACGCTGCTTGGGCTTGATGCCCCGTCCGTCCTTTTGCGCCCGACGGCACCAGTCCCCTCGATCATCGGCCGGGCGGACCAGCACCGCTTCACGATCTCTGCGCGGGAGGCGCTCTGATGGGCCGCGATCTCACCGTCGCCTTTAGTTCTGCACTGGCGGATCATACCCTTCGGCCGGTCATCTTCTTCGAGGGCCAATTCGCGTCGGGCTGGGTGCGGCTCTGGTCAGGGATTGGCGAGATCACCTGGAACGGCAAAGCATGGTCGGGCGCGGGGACGCTCCTGGGGCTGGGGTCGATCGAAGAAACCGGAGAGGTTGTCGCGGGCGGCACGGCCATATCCCTTTCCGGCGTACCGCTCGATCTGGTGCAGATGGCGATCGCGGAAGCGCGCCAGGGGCTGCCGGGACGGGTGTGGCTTGGCCTGCGCGGTGAAAACGGCTGTGTCATTGCCGATCCAGTTCAGGCTTTCTCGGGTCGGCTTGATGTTCCTGAAATCAAGGATGATGCCGACAGCTGCACGATCACGATCAGCTATGAAAGCCGTCTGATCGATCTGACCGTACCGCGCGCCTGGCGCTACACTCATGAAAGCCAGCAGGTCCTCTTCCCCGGCGATCTCGGATTCGAATATGTCACCGCGATCCAGGACCGCGAAATCACCTGGGGGCGCGGATAATGCGTCCCCGCGTTGACCACTGGGAACGCCTTCTGGCCGCAGCCATCGATACGGCCCGCGTTCGGCCCTTTATCTGGGGCCTGCATGATTGCCCGACCTTCGCATTCGAGACGCGCATGATCCTGACCGGCGGTGAGGATGTCGCGGCCCTCTGGCGCGGGCGCTACACCACGGCCCTTGGCGGCCAAAGGGTCATGCGCCGTATGGGCTGGGCTTCGCTCGAGAAAATGGCAAACGCCCTCTTGGGCGAACAGCGTCCGTCAGCGCTTCTCGCCCAACGTGGTGATATGGTTCTGGCCGATAACGGTCTGGGCTTTGGCATCTGCACCGGGGCCAGTGCTGTCGGCATGGGGCCAGCGGGCCTCATGACCGTGCCACTGACCTCTTGCCGGCTTGCCTGGCCCATCTGACTTAGGAACCACCCCATGCCCTTCATCGTGACAGCCGTCACCGCGATCGCGGGGGCGATCGGTGGTGTGCTGGCCGCGGGCGGGATTGGGGCTGCCCTCATTCGAATTGGGGGTACGCTGCTGCTGTCCTATGCGGCCCAGGCGCTCATGCCAAAGCCGCAGATGATGCTGCAGGCGCGCACCGTGACCGTGCGCGAGCCGGTGATGCCGCGTGAGATTGTCTATGGCCGCGCGCGCAAGGGCGGGATCATCGTCTTCCTGAACGCCTCTGGCAACAAGGACCAGTTCCTCGATCTGGTGATCGTGTTGGCCGCGCATAGCGTCAAATCGATCGGCGCCGTCTATTTCGAAGGTGAGATGGCGTTGAATGCTGCCGGCGAGGCACAGGGGCGCTGGGCTGGAAAGGTCCTCGTCGAAAAGAAACTCGGCACCGCCAACCAGACGGCCTTTGCGGGTCTTAAGGCCGCGCTGCCTGACAAATGGACCGAGAACCACCGACTTCAGGGCTGTGCGGCCATTCGGCTGCGATTGACCTATGATCAGGACGCCTTCCCGGGCGGCATTCCGAATATCACGGTGGACCTCGAGGGCAAAGACAACATCTTTGACCCCCGCACAGAAACGTATGCCTATTCAGAAAACCCCGCGCTGTGCCTTGCTGATTACATGGCCCATCCAGAGTTCGGGATCCGCGCAGCCATCGGAGCCGCCGATGGCATCGACCGTATGAGCTTGGTTGAGGCCGCGAATATCTGCGACGAGGTGGTGTCCAAGGTCGGGGGTGGGTCCGAGCCGCGCTATGCCTGCAATGGCCTGATCTCGCTCTCGGAGGCGCCGAAGGTCATCATCGAGGGGATGCTCTCGGCCTTTGCCGGGCGATGCGCCTTCTCGGGTGGCAGCTGGCGCATTCATGCGGGCGCGTGGCGTCCACCGACTGTGGCGCTGACCGCTGACTATGTGCGCGAAGGTGGTCTTACGCTCGCCACGCGGGTCAGCCGATCGCAAAACTTTAACGGGGTTCGGGGTCAGTTCGTCAGTCCTGAGAATGACTGGCAGCCCGATGACTTTCCGGCCTATGCGAGCGACGTCTATTTGGCCGAAGATGGGGGCGAGCGGGTCTGGCGCGACATCTCCCTGCCCTTCACGATCTCAGCCTCGATGGCGCAGCGGCTGGCCAAGATTGAGCTCGAGCGCGCGCGGCGACAGATGACGGTGCGCCTTTCCGGCAAGCTCTCGGCTTGGGCTGCGACCGTGGGCGATGTGGTGACGCTCTCCTACGCCCGCTGGGGCTTTGCTGCCAAACCTTTTGAGGTTCATGGGCTGAGCCTCGATCTGACGGCCACCGGTGACGGGGCACTGCTACTGCCAGAACTCGTTCTGCGTGAGACATCACCCTTGGTGTATGACTGGGCAGCTTCAGAGGCGCGCATCTATGCGGCAGCACCCCGCACTAGCCTGCCCTCCCCGCGGGATATCCCAGCACCGGGCGCACCGCAGGTCATTGAGGAGATTTATGTCACGCGCGATGGTGGCGGGCTCAAGGTACTGGCGCGGGTGTTCTGGGCGGCGGCACCCTCAAGCTTTGTGGCAGCCTATCAGTTGGAGGTGCGCCAAGGAGTTGGGAGCTGGCAGGATTACGGACGCACAGATGGGACCAACCTTGAGATCCGCGACATCGCGCCGGGCAGCTGGTCTTTCCGAGTCAAGGCAGTGTCGGTGCTCGGTGTCTCATCGAGTTGGCAGACGAGCACGGTTGAGATTCTCGGTCTGACGGCACCGCCCGCGCAGCTCGAAAACGTGACACTGCAAACCGCCGGCGGGCTTGCGATCCTCAAATGGGCGCGCTCGGCCGACCCCGATGTGCGGGTGGGCGGCAATATCGTCATTCGCCATTCAAAAGAAGCGACCGCCACTTGGGCCGACAGCTATTCGATGGACCGGGTGGGCGGCGGCGAGGCGATTGCTGTCGTACCCCTGAAGCCTGGCACT